TTGAATGGCAACAAACTTTAATACAGTAGTATCTTCTTCTGCTAGTAATAGTCAAATTACTACGCAGGGGAATGATGCATTAATCACAAAAGCATACGCTGATGCTAATTATAGTGGTGGTGGTGGAAGTGCAACTGTCAGCGTGGCTCAATATGGCTCTACAAATACAACAACAAATTTAAATACAGCAACCTTTACCATTGTACCTTTTAATGTTACTGATTCAATAACTGACACAACAAATTATTCGCTTTCAGGTGGTAGAGTTACAGTTACTGATGCAGGCAAGTATTTAGTTTCAGCTATTGTAAATGCAACAGGGGCAATGCAAAGAGGTAGGGTTGGTATTGAAATTTTTATTGATGCAACCTCAACAGGTTACAGGGGTTCAGATATGTACTTGCGTTCTTCAGGAAGTTTGACAGTTGGTTCTTCAAGCGTAACTGCTTTACTTGATTTAAGCGCAGGGCAAATAGTAGATATTAGAAGTATTACTCAAGGAAACACAGGTAGTATAACAATGATAAGTGGCGATAGTGTTTTTTCAATAACTCAAATTGCAGGTTCTACTGCTGCAACAGGTGTTTCTTCAGCAACAAATTCAACTGCAGACCCAAGCAGCATAGACCTCTCAAATGTAGCAGGAACTTATTACACAGATGCAAATAACACTACACAGTATACTGTTTCTGCAGGAGCAGTTACAGGAGGGTTTGCTCATATTTGTATTAACGCTGCTTCAGAGCCATCTTTTACAAATGCGACTAAAATGATGGGCGCAACCTTTTCTGCTAATACAGACATGAAGTTGATTGTTTATAGAGATGGAACTGCTAATTACTTTTTCTTTTTAGAGATATGATACTTGTTCATTGGAACCATTTACGAAAATTTCAGTCAGGTACTGCAGTTGGTTCAGAAATTACCTTAGTCAAATCAGGTACTTATGAGGGACCAACAAGTACATTAGTTCAAGGTAGTTTTACAGTTTCAGGTATTCAAGCAAACGATGTTATAATTTTACACGCCTCATCAGACACAGGAAATGATATTTGGAATACTGTATTTGATAAAGGCACAAACCTTTGGGAAATTGACCAAGCAGTTACATCTATTGCAGGTTATTATGTTGCAACAGGCACAAGCGAAACTTTTTCTACAGTTCCTGATGACGAAGGTGAATATGGCTTAATGCAAAATGTTGTTTATTCAGTTTGGAGAGGTTGTGATACGACTAATCCTATTGATACTTCAGCAACTAATAGCGTTGGAACAGGATTCACAACAACACTTAATTTGCCCTCAGTAACAACTACAAATGATGGTTGCGTTTTAATTGCAGGTTTTGCTTTAGATGATGATGATTGGACAGGATTGACTGTTCCTATTGGTTACACATTTATAACAGGACAATATACTACATCAGGAGGAGATTCTTCCAACGTAATGAGTTATAGAACACAAGAAACTGCAGGAACTGAAAGTGGTAAAAGTTATACTGTACCATTAGCTGACCCTTATGTTGGTTGGATAATTGCTCTTAAACCTGCATAAAAAATATAAAATATGGCAATAGACACTTCTAAGATACCAAATACAGAAACTTTTGAAGAAGTTAGAAAGGCTCTAGTTGATCTGGAATCTCAGATTGATGGCTTTACAGGTGGTACAGGTGTTGATGCTGATACATTAGATGGTAACGATAGTACATACTATCTCAATTACAACAATCTAAATAATACACCTACAATACCTTCTAGTACAGACCAAATTAGTGAAGGTAGTAATTTATACTATACTGATGCGAGAGCTGATGCGAGAGTAAATCTTCAAACAGGAACTAACCTGGATCTTAGTCAAAAGACTACAGATGATTTAAGTGTTGGTACTACTAATCTTTATTATACTGAAAGTTTGTTTAATACAAGTTTTGGTAGTAAAGATACAGATGATTTATCTGAGGGTAGTACTAATCTATATTTCACAAATCAAAGAGCAAATGATGCTATCACTAAAGCTACTATCGATGATTTAAATGTTGATGCTGACACTTTAGATGGTGAAGATGGGCAATATTACTTAAACTACGCTAACTTTTATGGTAACTATACTACAGACTATGATAGTAGTGGTGTTAAGATAGCTAGAGGGGTTATTTATTATGTTGGCTCAGAGACTAATATCGCTAATGTATCTACTCCCACAGCCACCTTTAATTTTGTAAACAACACTCTTACGTTCACAACAAATGGTAGTGATTATAGTGAGGCTCCTCCTGATAGCGCAAGTACTCAAAACAAAGTATTTCTAAGAGAGTGGAATTCTTATAATGCGTATGTTGGCACAGAGACAGCAAGGGGTGTTTCTTTTACTAGTGCATTTGAGTCTACTCAATATAATGGTCCTGTAACCTTTGCAGCTTTAAAGACAGCTGCTGCTACTATTATTAATGGCGATAACATTACGACAGGAGCAATAAACAGCACAGGTTTTACTGCAGGTACTAATCCTGATGATTTCTCAGTGAGTGGTACAAAGCTGTTTTTAACAGGGAATAATAGTAATTCAGCAGGTGACATCATATCACCACAATTTAAGATTACCTCAGGTGATGCTGAGTTTAAGGGTTCTCTTGCCTCAACATCAGGTTCTATTGGTGGGTGGGATATACAGGCTGATGCTATTGTGTCTCCTGATGACAGGATAGAACTAAATAAGGATAGTGGTTTACAGATTAAAAACTCAAGTGGTACTCCTAAGGTACAAATTAGGTCAGGTGCATTAACAGGATTAACATCTAAGAACTTTACTTTTTCAGGATTAAATACTTTAGAGTTCAACACTTTTAATGACACCCTTACATCTAACTCTGAGGATTTCTTGTACAATGGCACAACAAGTTTATCTGCAGCAGCAAATATTACAAGCACAAACTATGGTATTTATGTGGAGCAGATTTCAATGAATGCCACACCTGTAGGAGAAACAGTTTTTACTACGTCATCTGATTTTATAGGAAATGTTAATGTTGAGGTAAGAATGGATATCGCTACTGATTCTTCATTTAGTAACATACTTAAGACTGTGGTTTTGCAAACAGCAGGTACTAGTAGTGCTGGTGTAGATGTAGATTTTGTTGCTGATGCTAGAAACATAGAAATAAACATAAACCAAAACGTTACAACAGCATACATGAGGGTGTATTATTACAGGAATGTTTTTGTGGGTGCTGGTAGTGTTGATTTTGATACAGGATCATCATTAACCTCTTTTGATTTTGGTCAAACTAATGGAGTTTTTGCTAAGACAATTAACCAAACAGAGTTAACAGACGAAGGGTTTCAAGTAATATATGACTCTAATAATTATCTAAAAACATCAACAGTTAGTGCATCCTCTGAATTTGTGGAAATAGAAGGAGGATTAAACCTAGATGGTGTTGCGTTAAATGTTCAAAATTATGCATCTAGAACTGCATCGCATTCTGACACTGTTACTGCTAATTTTTATCAGAGATTATCAGATACTTGTATAATGCAGTGGGGGTATGTAAATGGAACAGCAAGTAATCCAACAACCACTTTTCCTCTAACCTTCCCAAAAGCCTGTAGGTCTGTTCATGTTTCAACAAGAAGAACTACCTCTAGTGGTAATGGTACGAACTATGTTTACTCTGTTACAGCATCAAGTTTTAGGGCAGTTATTGAGGACTCTAATGGTCAGGGTAGGGATTTCTTTTGGATAGCATTTGGTGATTAATATGAGATATTTTGCAACATACGATACAGATGGTAGCTACACAGGGTTTTACTCTGATGAGTGGCATGGAGACAATATTCCAACACCTAACGTAGAGCTTACAGAGGCTCAATGGAAAGAAGCTAATTCTACAAGATGTAGATACCATAATGGACAACACGAGGTGTGGGATTACTCACAACAAGAGCTAGATGATTCTGCAATGGATGGCGTGAGGTCTACAAGAGGTTTGTTACTAAAAGAGTCTGATTGGACACAAGTACCAGATTCTCCTCTTACAGAGGCTAAGAAGCAGGAATGGGCAATATACAGACAGGAGTTAAGAGATTTACCTGCAAATGTAGATTTGTCTAATATCGTATATCCTACGAAACCATCATAAAACAAAACTTCTTTTTTAAGTTATTATATAAATACTTTTTACATGGAAAATATTGTACAAAACAAATTCAATGAATTTAAGTCTTGGTACAAGTCTAAGACTATAATTGGTTTAGTAATTTCTTCTATCTCTGGAGTAGTATTTGCACTATCAGATGGATCAGTAGATATTGCAGGAGCAACAAATGAAGCGTTGTCAGGTGGACAGGAAATTGCTGAATCAGCAGACAAAGTGATTAGTGGAGTAATATTTTTTGTAGGGCAAGCTGTTGCTTTATGGGGAAGATTAAAAGCGAAGGTAGGATTAAAATAAAATGCCAGAAATAAGCGAAAATACAAAGCTTACTGTTGACATCAAAACAATTGTTATGGTTGTAGGTGGTGTGATTTCTTTGGTTACAATGTACTTTGCATTGCAAAAAGACATTGAGCTAGCTAAACAATTACCTGAGCCAACTATCTCTAGAGAAGAGTTCAATTTAAAAGATGCTTTAATCAGGGAGACAATCATAAACACTCAAACCAAAGTTGAGGAGAATAGTAAGAAACTAGATGACATAGACAATAAGCTTTACGAAATAATCAGAAAGCAATGAAATTAGTCTTATCATCAATAGTGTGTTTTTTCGTAAGTCTTAGTGCTTATGCACAAGACATTACTGTACTTCAAATTAATGCAAAATGGAACATTAGAAACAACGTAGAATTAAATTATCTACCCAATGATGTTAACTACAAATTTGCATATCTTGAAGAGCAACCAGAGCAAATCAAACGACAAATTAAATCTGTTCCCACGATAATTGTCTTCAAAGGAAACAAGGCAATTATTCAGTGGGATGCAGACATATCTTTCCAATTACGAATACCAAGAGAAAAGGTATTGGCTAGTATAAAAAATGTCAAAGAAACGTTTTAAGAACACGAAGGTTGGGAGCTTTCTAATTGGGGAAAAGGGTCTTCTAGGTGCATTAGGAGACTCAATCCCTGATAAGGGTCTATTAGGACTTGTAAAGAACTTAATTGACACTGATAGGACTTTAAGTCCACTAGACAAAGAACGTGCCTTAGAGATGCTTAAAATGGATGAAATAGAGATGGAAAATGTAACTGCTAGATGGGTTGCAGATAGCAAGAGTGATTCATGGTTGGCTAAAAACGTTAGACCAATTATAGTGCTTTACATGACATTTTCTCTTTCAATTTATATAATATTAGACTCATACAATATCGTGACTATCAAGCCTGAGTGGCTTGATTTGTTGACTATCCTGACTACTACAACTAACGCAGCTTACTTTGGGTCAAGAGGACTAGAGAAGTATAATAAGATTAAGCGAGGTTAAAGACTTTTAAAAGAAAAGAAAAAAGTAAAAGAACTACAAAGAAAAAGAAAAAAGAAAAGAAAAAGCTCCCCCTAGAAAACTTAACTCTTTTCAATTGTTATCTGATCCAACTATTTCTCAATAGAAGTTTGGTAATTTTTAACGTAGATTTACTGCTACAGAATTCAAATATATAAAAAAAATGGAATACAAGTATTTTAAGTTCAGTGAATTTGATTCACCTGACAGACCTGGATCAGGAGAAAGGTACATGGATAGAGAGTTTTTAGAGATGTTAGATTATGCTAGAGATGTTGCAAAGCTAAAGTTTGTCATCACATCAGGATATCGTACACCTACTCATAATCGTAAGGTAGGTGGTGTGTCTAATAGCAGCCATCTCATAGGGAGGGCTGCAGATATAAAGTGTAGTCACGTTGGTAAAAGGTACAAGATAGTCGCGTCACTATTAGAAGCAGGGTTTGTTAGAATAGGGATAGCTAGAACTTTTATTCATGTTGATAACGATGATTTAAAGCCACCTGCAATTTGGCTCTATTAGAAAATATTTAACTTATATTTGCATTATAGTAGTAGTACTTTTTTATTCGTAAATCTGTTTTTGTTTAAAATTAGGGAATGTGTTATCATATTCCCTTTTTTTTATTAACTTGCTAAAAAATTCAGATATATGACACTACACGAAATGGAATTAAAAGGTTCTTTAGAAGAACTAAAAAAAGACCTGCAAGATTGCAAACTCGAAATTAGCGATTTAGAGCAGGAAGTTGAACAAAAGGAAAGAACTATTGTTAAACTAAGAAAAGAACTAAATATGTATAAATTTTTAATTAAAAAAGTATGAACATCGCAGAGAAACTACTTAACATGCAATTGGAGTTAAAAGCTCCAAAGAAAAACAGAAACAATTTTGGTAACTACAACTTTAGGTCATTAGAGGATATTTGCGAGGCTGTAAAGCCTATAGCAAAAAAACATAATGTGTTGGTGAAGTTTACAGAGAGGGTTGAGCATATAGGCTTAATTGAGGACAAGACAACAAATGAAGGAGGAGAGTTTATTACTCAAGTCCCTCTTGTGAACTTAATAGCCACATGCAAGGTAATAGACGTAGAAGACCCTGAAAGTTCAATAGAGTCTGATGGTACTGCGCTATTAGAGTTTAGACCTAACAAAGGTCAGCAGTTTCCACAGGTTTCTGGAGCAGGTTCATCTTATGCTAGAAAGTATGCTATATGCTCTCTATTCTGTATAGATGATAGTTCCAACGATCCTGATGCGACCAATGAACACAAAAAGCCAAGTATTAACATGAGGTCTCAAGGATGGACTAAAGCGTGTGAATACGTCAAAGAGCATGGTCAGGAAGGTCTAAATAAGATTCTTGGTCAATATACAGTGACAGGCAAGAGTTTAGAAAAGTTAAAAAGTTTAATCAGTTAATATATTAATTATGGCAAATTCGAATGTTAAAATGAGTATCAATCTCTCAAAAATTCCTAAGAAGTATGTATACACTTCAAAAGAAGGGCATCAGTGGATCAACGTTGTAGCTTGGTTGAATAAAGAACCAAACCAATGGGGTAAAGATGTTTCTGTTTGTTTAGACCTTACCTCTGAGCAAAGGGAGAAAGAGTATCAAGGCAAAAACCACTATGTTGGCAGTGGGAAAACAAGTAGCCAACAACAGGCATCAAGTGCATCTGATTCACTTGATTTCTAAATTTTTCGATAAACATGAATGAGGGGAGTATTTTTAGCTCCCCTTTTTTATCAAAAAAACTATTTTACCATGAGATTAGATAGGCATATTATGATTAGAATTTCAACAGAGGACTACAATAAATTACTTAAGAATGCTCAAAAGGCTAGGTTGCCAATTAGTTCGTTTATACGAAATGAAATAACCAAAGATTTTGCTATTTCTGATAGGCAATGATATAAATGAGAGAACACCTAACCAAACATTATATAGAGGTCTTACAGACTACATCTAACCCTAAACATAGGCTAGATGCTATGATGATGTTATACCTTATCAAAAACAATTTAGACTACAAAAAGTATTGGCGCAGAGCTTGCTTTCTTAACTATGATATTAAGGAATGGTATAGTAGTACTAGGAATGCAAATGACAATAAGTGCTTTGACTTAGAAGATTTTATTAGAGTTAGATGAATGAAAGAATACGCAAGATATTGGAGGATAGCTATGTCAATCCTTTGGAAGAGGTTGACTATCCACCCACTGCAATCAGTTGTGGTTATAATTCTAGCATTCCCATTAGTATTGGCACATATGGTAATTTTTCTTTTGTACAAGCTCCTCCAAAAAGCAAGAAGACTTTTTTCTTAACGCTATTGAGCGCAGCTTACATGGGAGCAAAACCATATTATGTTGGTCAATTAGTGGGTAACAGAGAACGAAAAAAACTGATTCATTATGATACAGAACAAGGAACGTTTCATGCACAAAAAACATTTAGGAGAGTTTTTAATATGTGTGATAATGTCACAAGTTATTTTACTTATGCTCTTAGAGAGTATTCAGCTGTTGACAGGTTACAATTTATTGATTGGCATTTATCAACCCTTGAAGATGTGGGTGTTGTTGTTATCGATGGGATCGCTGATTTAATTGATGATGTGAACAACATAGTTGATGCAAACAAATTGACACAGCACCTGATGAAATGGACACAGAAATACAATATACATTTAATTACAGCTATACATAGCAACTACAATTCAGACAAGCCTACAGGTCATTTAGGCTCGTTTCTGGAGAAGAAAGCAGAAACACAAATAATATTGAATCCAAGCGAAGAAGGCTTCGTAGAGGTAAGATGTAGAAGGAGTAGAGGGTTCTCTTTTGAGGACTTTTGTTTTAGAATTAATAAAGAGGGGTTACCTTATGTTTCAAAAGATGTACCTGAGTCAATACATAACAACGATTTTTTAAGCGTATGATTTTGACTCTAGAATTTAAAGTGATGCCTGTGGCGCATCAGAGTTTTAAGATAGGAAGAAATGGCATTAAGTATAAGCCAAAGAAAATAAAAGATTATCAAGAACATATCAAACACCTAACCAAGCATCAGTTGCCTGATGATTTTACAATGATACCTGCAGGTACACCAATTAAAATAAACTATTTACACTATGTATTTGCTTATTTGAAAAGTATGCCAAAGTATCTCAGGGAGGAAGGCTTACAAAAAACAACCAAGCCTGACCTCCATGATAATTTAAACAAAGCTCTTTTAGATGCATTTGAGGGTTTGATATACGAACAAGACCAAAACATTTGCGAAATTAAAAACATTAAAAAGTATTACTCAGATGAAGATAGTATTAGAATACAATTTGAGTGGTGATGTTGGAAATATTAGCAAAGTATCATAAGGAGTGGATTCTTATGGGTAAAGCAATGGGGATTCCTGATGATCTGGTAGAGGATTTTGTGCAGGAATGCTACATTAGAATAAACAAATATGTCAAAGACGATAGTATGATTATGTTCAATGATACAGAGCCTAACAAGTTCTACTTCTACAGAACACTTAGAAACCTTTGGATGGATTATAACAAAGAGAAGTCTAAGTTCAATTTTAGTAGTGTAGATGCTCCTAATTTTTACATAACTCAAACTACAGAAGGTTTAGTAGACTACACTGTTATAAAAGGTGAAAAGGATTTGGCAGAAGAAAAGTTATTGAGACTTGTTGAAAACGAAGTCGAATCATGGGATTATTGGTATGATAAAAAGCTGTTTAACATCTACTATCATACTGATATCACCATGAGAAAATTAGCTGAAGAAACAGGTATCTCAGTGAGTTCTATTTACAATAGTTTGAAGAACTATAGACAGCGTTTAAAAGATGAGATTGGTGAAGATTGGGAAGACTATTTAAATGAAGACTATGACAAAATATAACTACTTAGATTTATTTAGTGGCATTGGTGGTTTTCATCTAGGATTAGAGAGAGCTGGATTTGAGTTTGACCAATGCTTTTTCTCAGAGATAGATTCATATGCTATCTCAGTGTATCAGAACAATTTTAAAAATTCACAATATGTCGGATCAGTTACAGATGTTCGAGGAGCAGAATTGCCAAAAATCGACATCATCACTTTTGGAAGTCCTTGCCAAGATTTTAGTTTGGCAGGAGCAAGGGGAGGCTTACATGGCGAGAGAAGTTCACTCATTGGAGAAGCAATTAGGCTTATCAAAGAACTCAAACCTAGTATTTTTATCTGGGAAAACGTTAAAGGAACATTCAGCACAAACAATAGGGCAGACTTTGCAGCAATCCTGCAAGAGTTTGCCAACATTGGGGGTTATAGACTTGGATGGCAATTGCTTAATACGAAGTGGTTTCTACCCCAAAATAGAGAGAGAATCTATCTTGTTGGATGTCTTGGAGACAGAAGTACAGGAGAAATATTTCCTATCAGAGAAGGCGATGGAAAAGATGACTCTGAAATAAAAGTAGTAGGGGATACTAATAAAGGTGGTCAAAGAGGTGCTATCTATGACCCTGAAGGTATCATGACTACTTTGTCTGCTACAGACTACAAACAGCCTAAGCAGATTAAATTTAAGTCTAACAACAGCAAAGGCTATGAAGAGGCTAGTATTGGTGATGCTGTTCGTTTAGACCATCCTGGATCAAAGACCTCCAGAGGTCGTGTAGGTAAAAGCACTAGTCCCACTGTGGATACTACAGGAAATCAAGGTGTGCTTGTTTCAGGTACATGGAGAACTCATAAAGATGGTAGAGGGTTCAGAGAGATAAAAGATGGTAACGCGCCAACTATTCCTGCTAGAGCTAGAGAAGATGGAAGTGGTCAGCCTGTTATAAAATATAAGTATGGCAGTAAGAACTTGAATGAACTCTTAGAAAAAGAGAATCTATCTGAAGATGATGTTAAAGCACTTGACATATATAATAAAAGAGCAAGAGAAGATAGTCCTACGTTGTTAGAGCCTCATCACAATAGTTTAAGGCTGTATGAAAGAGGTGCTGTCAGAAGACTAACTCCAATAGAGTGTGAGCGTTTACAAGGGTTTCCTGACAATTGGACAAAACAAGGAATTGAAAATGAAGTTATAAGTGATACACAACGCTATAAAATGTGTGGTAATGCAGTCACTGTTAATGTAGTAGAGGCTGTTGGTATTAATATTTTAAAATCAATGTTATGAGTGATTTCAAAGAAGAGTGGAAAGACCCTGAGTATATCGAAGGTCTTGACAAAAGAAAAAAAGAGTACAAAGACTATAAGGCTTGGAAGGATAGCCAAGAAGAGTCTGTAGGGTTAGGAGATGTAGTAGAAAAGATTACTGAAGCTACAGGAATTAAAAGAGTAGTGAAATGGCTTTTTGGTGAGAATTGTGGCTGTGAACAGCGTAAGGATGACCTTAATCAAATCCAGATCATCAAAAAAAAAAGAAAGGAACTGAATAGACATTTTTGGTTGAAGTATCCAAAGTTCATGACTCAGGAGGATTTTGATATCATTGCTCCTATTATAGAGGATGAAAAGAAGAATAGGTTTTATGCTGATGAGGTCAAAGAAATATATAGAGTCTACAATGTGATATTCAATTCAAATGAAGAAGCAGGAACATGCAGTGTTTGTGTCTCTAGAAAAATAACTCAATTAAGAAAGTATATGGATTTTTGCTATGGGGGGTAATTATGGTAGAATGGAGATGGGAATGAAGTGTGAAGAGCTTTTCAGAATTACATTTGAAAGCTTAGGTTATGATGTGGCAAAGTCTTCTAACTATCAGGATAGAAAAGAACATATAGATTTTGTTGTCACAGCTTTATTCGATGAAGAGCCACCAATAATGTGGACAGTGGATGTGAAGTCAAACAGATATAGAGATAAGATTTGGCTAGAGCATACTAACGTAGCAGGTAATGGAGGTTGGTTACAAGGCAAGGCAGACTATATAGCTTTTCATTTCCCAGAGGAAAATGTGTTTAGGTTTTTTTACACATATGACTTATTAGATTATGTAGAACGTCATGTGACAGAAACTACTTCAAACTCTTATGAGTTTGGTAAATTCTACACAAGGCTTAATGAAAATAAAAAAGATAAAATAGTGAAAGTAAGATTTGAAGATATTGAAGACTTAATGCAATTGGAGGTGAGAGCGTATGAACATAGAAGCTAGAGTTACTAAGATAGAAGGAACTAAAGGTGACAAGTATAATGTTGAGATCCACTACAGAGACCAAAGTATTGTTGCTCCTATGGAGAAAGCAGAGCTGAGGTATTTAATCGAAAAGATAGATAACGAGATAATATAATGTACACTTATAACGTGAGCCTGGATCGTGTAGTTGATGGAGATACAATTGATGTGATTGTTGACTTAGGTTTCTTTATCATGAAAAAAGTCAGAGTTCGATTGCTAGGAGTTGATGCTCCAGAGACTAGAACTAAAGACATAGAAATGAAAAAAGCAGGAATAAGGGCAAAAGAATTCGTTCAGGTATACTTGAGTCAAAATCCTGATTCAATAGAAATGAAGCTTGTCTCTAAAAAACTAGACAGCTTTGGAAGAGCCTTAGGTCACATCTATGTAAATGGAGAAGACTTAAGCGAAATATTAATTAAACATGGGCATGCAAAGCCTTTTTAAATTTAGAGTATGGAAAATAAAGAAGAACCAATTAGAGGTGTAGTTGCCTCTACTAGTAAAACAGAATCAGCTATGGTAGTATTGACGTATGGCTTCGCTGTAATTACAGGAGTCGTTGCAGGGTATTTAGTTACATATGCATTATTAAAAATTATGTTATGATAATAAAATTGTTAGATGGCACTATACATGATAGGGATGAGCTTTTAGAGCAGATGTGGAATGATGACTTTTACTATAATGAGTTGGACTCAAGTAAAGTGCTATCTAGCTCTTCTGTTAAAAATCTATTCGCATCTCCTAAGAGATTCTTTAATCCAAAGAAATCTAATTATGGTCAGAGTGCTTTGATATTAGGACACATCGTACACACTATCGTTCTGGAATCAGATAAGGTAGATGACAAGTATGAAATCATTGATGTTAAAAGCAGGAAGACCAAGACCTTTGAGGAGGCTCAGGGAAGCACTCTAAGACAGGTTATTCTAAGAGATGAGTATGATACAGCAGAGAAGGTTGCAAACGCTGTTAGAAACAATCCTGTAGCCTCTGAGCTACTTGTAAATGGTATGGCAGAAGTTCCAGCTCTAGACACTATATCAGGAGTTCCTTTTAGAGGTAAGGCTGATTATTTGACAGATGATTTGATTGTGGATCTTAAAACAACTAGTGACATTGATAGGTTTTGCTATAGAGGAAAGTACACTTGGCATTATGATATTCAAGCCTACATCTACATGCAATTGTTTAAGGTGAAGAACTTCATCTTTGTTGCTGTAGATAAGGAAACTTTGGATGTTGGTGTGTTTCCATTATCTCAGCAAAGCTATGAATCAGGGAAATCAAAGTTGGATATGGCTATTAAGAACTACAATGAATATTCAGAACATCCAGAGCGACTAGATGAATTTACAATTAGAGGAACTTTTTGATAAACATGAACAGCGCAATAAGGAGATTGGTTACTATGAGCATCAAACTCTTTTGGAGGTGCTGTTCTTTATGAAGCAAATAAATATAGAAGATGGCTTGGCTCAATACAGGGATGATGAGAATTATGTCGCTTGTATAGGCATCAAGAGAGCCAATGATTTATATGAACACGTTTTAGAAGAATTAGAAAACTACACAAACAAATTAAAAGATGAATACGAAATCTGAAAGAGACAAGAAATTAGAAATAGTACAAAAAATTATTGAATCAAGATTAGGTTTAAAACTTCATGAAAAGACTAGAAAAAGGAAATACATAAATGCAAGGGTTTTGTTTTATGCTTTAGCTTATCATGAAACAAAGTATGGTTATCAAAAGGTGGGTAGATATATGGGTAAAACACATGCAACAGTTCTGCATGCTCTTAATAATACATTGCATCATGTTTTAAAAGAAGATATCTATAAAAACCTTTACGATGAACTCAAGATATTTTTAGAAGATGATATTGATGAAGAGGATTTACTTCTTTACCAAAGAGGTATATCTAATTTGTATTCTGAACTAGCAAAGAAAGAAAAAAGGATAAAGGAACTTTCTGTGCAAATAGTATCAATGAAATGTGAAAAAGAAAAGATAAATAACTTGTTTGAAGACTTAACACCTGAAGAGGTAGAAGTTCTATTAGATAAAATGAATCTATATTCTAAAGTTATAAAAACACAAAGACGTATGAATGAAAGAAGCTCATAGAAAGGAGCTGATGATCCAGTCTTGGGTGTTCGCTCAAGGCTATAAGATATACTGCTATCCTGTCTCTGGTAAGAAGCTTGGTATAGAAATTGAAAAGGATGGCAAGATAAAACGAGGTACTAGAGTCTACAAGAATGCTCAGGAAGCCTCAGATGCAATTTGGAAAATTTATAAATATTTATGGGAAGAAGACCAAAAGAGTATAAATATGTCAAGAAGACAGATGGTAGAAAAAACAATGGCAGAAAAAAAGGCGAAACTTACAAAGACAAACAGCCAACCAGAGCAACTACGTCTGCTCTAAATAAAGCCAAGAAAGCAAGGGTAGGCATCTATGCATTGAATGCAATGAAAGATGTTTTTGGTAGCGAAGAAGCTGCTTGGAAAGCCTTAGCTGAACAAGCTCTAGGAGGTAGTTTTCCTCATATGAAATTACTATTTGAGTATAAGTATGGAAAGCCTGAAGATAATTTACCTGCTAAAGAAAATCAGAAACTTAATATTAACATTAAAAATCTGTTTACAGGTACACAACAAGAATCAGAACAAGAAACAATAGATATTACTCCTGAAGATGAATAAACTTCCATTAGATATAAATCCTGTCTACAATGCCTTAGGGAATGACTCTAGGTATTTTATTGTTACAGGAGGTCGAGGTTCAGGAAAGAGTTTTGCTGTAAACACATTCTTAGCAGCTCTGACGATGGAGAGAGGTCAGAAGATACTTTTTACTAGGTACACAATGGTTAGTGCAGCTACGAGTATCATTCCAGAGTTCATGGAGAAAATAGACCTATTAGGGTTACAGGAACACTTTCATATCTCTAAAGATGAAATCGTAAACACGCTAACAGGATCAAGTATTATTTTCAAAGGGATAAAAACAAGTGCAGGAACACAGACTGCAAACCTCAAAAGTTTGCAAGGTATTAGTTGTTGGGTTCTGGATGAGGCAGAGGAGTTAGTTAGTGAGGATATCTTTGATAAGATAGACCAAAGTGTTAGAGTTAGAAATAAACAGAATAGGGTAGTATTGGTTTTGAATCCTGCTACCAAAGAACATTTTATTTACCAAAGGTTCTATGCAGCTAAAGGTGTAAATGCAGGATGGAATGGATGGAAGGGTAATGTGACATACATCCACACAACTTACAAAGACAATGTAAACTCAAAAGGGGAGTCTAATCTATCTGAGTCATTCTTAGCACAATTGGCTGATATCAGAAGAAGGAGACCTGACAAATACAACCATCAGATACTAGGAGGATGGCTTGACAAAGCAGAAGGGGTGGTCTATGAGAATTGGACAGTTGCTCCATATAACAATGCAGTAGACTATGTGTATGGATTAGACTTTGGTTTCTCCACTGACCCAACATGCTTGGTCCAGGTAGGTATAGATGTTGGTAGAAAAAAGATATGGGTGCGAGAGGTTTATGGTAAGGTAGGAATGTCTACAGAGGAGATTGGTGAATCTAATAGGAGGTATGCAAAAGAGACTATAATTATTGCTGATAATTCTGAGCCAAGACTCTTAAAGGCATTACAGCATTACTGCAATATAAAACCCACAATTAAAAGACAGGGTTCTATATTGACAGGAATAGCGTTACTCCAAGACCATGATATAATGGTAGACCCTGGATCTACAGAAATCATTAAAGAGCTGAATAATTATGTATGGCATGAGCGCAACAAGAAACCTGTTCCAAATTGGGACCACAGACTCGATGCGATTAGATATGCAGTGCAGTATTATTTATCTAAAGCGAAGAAGGGTAAGTATACCATCAGATAATTAAACGCAGTAGGGACATTCTATTAAACATAAAAGGGGACATCAAGTCCCCTTTATTTATACATGTGTTTTGTAACGTTGTAGCTGTCTTATCTTCCTGAGAATATTGTCAGTGTTTTCTTCAGAGAACTCTAAAGCATTGTCAATTATCTCTAGTTCATCTTCAGTTAGCTTTAAATGCAGTAGAGGTGGTTTGTCCATTTGATTCTTGTTTATAGTTAGTATTGGTTCGTTCTATGTAGCTGTAGTCATCAGAACATAGTTTTTCTTCTATATCCCATCCTCTGTGCAGGCAGATACAATTAAAGTCTTCTAGACTCATCAGAGTCTTTGTCTCGTGGCAGTAAATTTTGTCAATGTACATTTTAAATGGTTTTATCTGTTAATGCCATACAAGTTAGTAAAAAATATTTATTTGCATAAGTGAAATCTAAAGACTATATTTGATGTAACAAAAACGTATAGATATGAAAACAATTGTAAAAGGTTACTCAAAAGAAAAAGTATTAAATGAAATTAGTGATGGTCAGATTTGTACTATCACATTTGTGAAAAAGAATGGAGATGTTAGAGTCATGAATGGTAGAGTAGGAGTTAAGAAAGGCGTTAAAGGTGTAGGACACAATTTCAATCCTGCAGATAAAGGTCTTCTTCAGTTCTTCGACATTCAGATTCAACAGCACAGATTTGTAAATATTAACACGTTACTTAGTGTTAAGGCTAATGGGATTCTATTCAAGGATTTCAGTTAGCAGTTTTATTTGTTTAGTAATTAGTGAAGCCTCCTCAGGGAGGCTTTTCTTATGCAGTAAATTCAATAGAGGGTTCTGTAGATTCAGTAGAGGGGGTATGCAGGTAGATTCAATAGAGGGTGATTGTGCAATTGTGCAATTGTGCATCGCTTTTTAAAATGCGCTAAAATGGATCATAAAAAAAAAGCACTCAATCGAGTGCTTTAATCATTGTTACCTTTCTGATGTTATCTAAGCCCTTGTAACGACTTATCGCCATGCTCATGGCAGTCTGCATATCAGGGGCAGTCAAGTACCCCTTATATCGCTTCTTTTTGCCCTTAAACTCGTAAGTGCCTTCTCTGATTACTTTGTAGATATTCATGACATCAAGTATTCTACACATTCAATCAATGCTCTTTCTGTATCAGACAGAATACTATAGTACTCCTTCAGGAAGTCATCTAAGCATAAATCAACATCCATCTCATCATCATCAAGTCTCTCTTGTATGAGTTCTTTAATGAGGTTAGCTAGGTTGTGAGTCTCCAAGTGTCTAATCTCTTCAGTCAGGTAGGTAACCACCTCTTCTATCATTTCTAATGGAGTGGCATGTAGTCTGTTGTTCTGACAACACCAATCCTCAGAGCCTAGTATCGTCATGTAGCCTGCCTTGATTTTGTGTCTGACGATTTCTGCATACATCTCATTGTCTTTATCATCGAAGTCATCAGGCTCATTTACCTGATTGTATTTGCAGTAGTAGTAGTGGTCTTTACACTTGTTTCTGAGAGCGAGTAGCTCTGACCTCTTATTTCTGATAGTGATTAATTTTGTTATAGTAACTTTCATATCTATTCTATTTTGAGTTAAATTATCCTTTAGCAACGTTTATCCATAAGACTTCAATAGGGTAGCCATCCTTCTCTTTTTGAGGGTCACGAGCCTTAGATACAATGACTTTACCATCTCCATCTAGTTTCTCGTTATAGACAGCCTGAATAGCATCTACAGCCTCATCAGGGCTATACCCATCAAGGTCGCTTATATCGTCTCCTAGAACGTCTGATGCTTGTTCCCAATAATTGTTTCTTTTAACCCAATCATAAACGCTTGCGTAGTATTCTATTCTGTCACTTGCTCTGTTGCTTGTAGATTCAATTGGGGTATTGAATAGCTCCTCAAACTGAGGGTAAAGAACACAAGCGTGAGCTATAGAATCAATAGTAGGTTGACCTTTACCTAAGTGCCATAGGTTGACATACTTGGTTAGCTTCTCATCTGCAAGCAAAGTGTCTTGCATGTGGTGAAGGAAGGTGGTTAGGTTTGGGTCGTTAGGTGCTACATTCACACCCATACAAAAGTTGACTCCTAAGAGGAAACTCTTGTTCTCATGGTCTTTACCCCAATAAACAGAGATGAACATGTCATGCTCAGGGAGAGGTCTTGCAACTAAACTAGCGAAGTCTGCGCTTTCTGTAATGTGCTGAGTGAATTCTTGATTTGTCATTTTAATAAGATTTATTTGTTTGTATAAGACCTGCCTGAAGCAGGTTTCGACTATTGAAGTCTCGTCAGTTATACTAGGTCTTCAGTATGAACAGAATCTGTTAAACGCAATACCACTGACTTTCTTCTGCAGTAGAAGAGTCTGAATACCTCGTATACCATTTGAAAGTTGAGGTAGGGATGTTCTTCCATCATTCTAGCAAACTCAGAAGGTTGCATTAAGATGGTAGCGACATCAGACGAAGTGATGTCTACAACGTTTAATTCATAGTCAGCAGTTGTCACAACTCCTTCAACATTGGTTGTGATTTCGAGGTAAAAGAAAACCCTTTCTTTAACGACCTGATTGGTAAATCTAATTCTCATGATAATTGTTTTAAGTGTTTATATTGAAGTATCTGTTAAACGCAATAGTACTAGTTTGTAGTGACTGAACTGAACTCTGAGTGCGCTCAATATCATATCGTAATTCAGAGATGTGTGGTTAGTCATAATCTTAGCTAATACAGCAGGCTCAATGATGACCTCAATTACTTTGTCAGAACCAATCGCTTTAAACGCAGTTGGGTAAATCTGCTCTTCGTTTACAAACTTCTTTTCAGTTGGAGTAACGATAGAGAGGTAAGTCATTTGTATTCCATCAGACTCTCTCAATAAATGTTCAATGTGCATGATAAATGTTTTAAATGTTTAGAATACAATGATAAGATAAATTTCTTTAACTACCAAATATGAACTCAATAGACTCAATAGACCTAATAGACCTAATAGACTCAATGGAGGCTTTAGCGATCCATGCATGTGTGCGCGTGTACGCGCGTGTGCGTGTGCGCCTGGGCGCGTGTGTGCGTGCGTGTGCGTGCGTGTGTGTGCGTGTGCGCGTGTCTACATAAAAAATTTTACATATGCAAGGAAAAAACTGTTTTTTTTCTATTTCGCATTTTAAGGCGTTTTAAGCGCACTTTAGAACCTTCAAGGTATCCTAGCATTAAAAATCTGAGAAGTGGCAGGAGATGGATTTTTGGATTATGCAAGAATTTTAACATTTTTTTTTATTGGTAGAAAATGGATCTTTGAAATTTGTTTTTTTGCTTTAGGTTCTATATCTTGCAAGCACTAAACATTTAAAATTCATATTATGACAACTTCAGAAAAACTACAAAAGTTAAACGATATTAAAAGCATCGTTTCGTACATCACAACAAAAGAAATTAACACTATTAATCAGGTTGAAAAAGTCTACATAGGGCAACCCTCAGCCATGCAATCATTTTGGGTATTATCTGACCTTGCTTTTAGGTTCGATAAATTGACAGGTTCAAATACCTATACAGAATTCTTTTTAGATTATGATAATATCTACCCAATGACAAAAGCAGGTAGAAAAAATCTACTTAAGAACCTGAGCAAAAATATACTTTCGTTTAACCCTAAAAACATTTAGAGCCATGAAAAAACACTACACCATAAAAAAATATTTATTGAGTGATGGCTTAAACAATGCCAAAACAAAAAAGAATCATCTCAAGACTAAAATACTTTATTTGAGTGCATCAACTCAGAACTACAAAGGTCGCGATTTATGCCCCTATGCAACTGATGCTTGCAGGCTTTTATGCCTTGTTAACACAGGACACGCAGAGCATAAAAAAGACGTGGGAAGCGCGCGCGTTAATCGTTCTAATTTCTTTATTCAAGATAGGGTTTTGTTTCTGACTAAATTACTTAAGGAATTGAGCAACGCTGACAAGCTAGCAAAGAAAAATAAATCTAAAATTGCCATTCGTTTAAATGGCACTAGTGATGTAGATTTTGTACAACATATACGCTCAAGTTTTGGTATTGATATTTTAACAGAGTTCAAGCATCTAACGTTTTACGATTATACAAAGTCATTTCAGCGCGTTAAAAAATACATGGGTTCAAACTATCGTTTAACCTTGTCTTATAGTGGTGAGAATTTCAAAGATATCATTGAAGCTATTAACATGGGTATAAATGTCAGCGTAGTTTTTGAGCCTGCAGTAATAGAAAAAATTAAGTCAGGTGATATTGACACGTGGGCAGGTATGCGTATCGTGTCAGGCGATGAGAACGACCTTGAGATGGTTTTGCAGGATAGTAAAATACTTGCGCTCAAATTCAAAGGTTCTAAGACAAAAGCAAAATATCAGGCACAATTAAAAGAAGGTATTGAAGCAGGTTTTATTATCCCTGAGACAAGCGAATTTTTTAACCACTCAAACAAGTATATTTTAGTTTAGATTTTTTATTAATCATTTCATTTTTAGGTTTGCCCATGTTTATAGCATGGGCTTTTTTTTGCCCAAATCAGAACGCTGAAGGTATCTAGGATGCGATTTAAGCGCACTTCTCACAGGATCCAACACTATACACCACAGAACTGTGAAAGTCTCTTAGAACGCTTTAAAATGCTTCTCAGCGCTAAACAGAAAAATCAACGTAAATTCAATAGTAGCCATCTTAAATAACCAATTTAGACAGAATCAAACGATTTCGAATTTAAAACTCCACACATATGATTAGAAATGATAACACATATGATATAGCTATGGTAAGTAGATAAATAAAAAAAGAATATAGTTATGGCTCTCTGTCTTAGAGTCTAGCTGCAGCACATCACAGCTCGCTTTAGGCTCGCTGAGTAAATTGGCTACACAATAGTAACTGACTTTCTAGAGTTTGTTTCATTTTCTAGGGCATAATACAAAATAAAAAATAGCAGTTATATAGATATGGTGAAGTTTACATTGAATCTCCCAATGGAGTTGAGTGCTATTCAACTACACAAATACCAAAAGTATTTGAGTATTGTTGAGCAGAACAAAGATGCAGAGGATAGACATTTCTTGAATATGAAAGCAGTAGAGATATTCTGTGAGGCATCCCTTAAGGATGTCAAAGGAGTACCTGCAAAGCTGTTTAGTGATATTGTATTTAAGGTAAATGCATTATTTGACACAGAGCATAGGTTAGTTCAGAAGTTTGATATGACTGATGCCAATGGTAAGACTATAACTTTTGGTTTCATACCTAAGTTAGAAGATATGAGTTTTGGTGAGTTCCTTGATCTGGAATCGTTCATTGTAGATTGGAGTACTATGCATAAGGCAATGGCTGTTTTGTATAGACCTATCACAAATAGTAGAAAGGGGTTTTACCAAATAGAAGAATATGAAGGTTCTCACAAGTACTCTAATATAATGAGAGATGCTCCTGTAAATATCGCTTTAGGTGCTATGGTTTTTTTTTATCATTTAGGAAGGGATTTGTTGGATTGTATGATGAGTTATTTGGAGGAACAGATGAAGGGCAATACAACGCTCAAGGAAACTTTAGCAGAAAGTGGGGATGGTACTCATCGCTTTATCAACTTGCATCAGGAGATGTCACAAAATTTGAAGAAGTTGAAAGACTCCCTGCAAGTCAGTGTTTGACATGGCTGTCTTTTGAGAAAGAGAAAACAGAATTAGAAATAAAAATGATAAATAAATGAGACAAGTCTATCAAGTCTTAGATAAAATTAAAGACAATATCGATTCAAACAAAATCACCCACACCAAAACCTTTGGTGATTTTTTTGACATTGATTTGGATAAAACAACAATATTCCCACTAGCGCATGTGGTAATAGGAGATGTAACATTTTCTGAACAAGTCATCTTTATGACTGTTGATGTGTTATTTATAGATGTAGTAGACACCATCAATGAGCTACAGGAAGAAGATAGATATTATGGCAACACTAATGTGCAAGATGTACTCAATACACAATTAGTAGCTGCAAACAAACTGCAGTCTGTAATGAGGAGAGGGGATCTATACAGAGATGGCTTCCAGCTTGTTTCTGATGCCTCTGCTATTCCATTTCAAGACAGGTATGAAAACATGTTAGCAGGTTGGGGTCTCACTTTACAAATACAAATAGCAAATAACGATATAGATGCCTGCTAGTGATAATTTAAGAGCGTTTCTAAAAGAAACTAGTTATAGGCTTCTTAGGGAAGCCAGAGGTAACCTCAGCAAAGCTAAAAAGAAGGATAGAGGTAGGCTGTTTAAAAGTTTAGATGTAAAACAAAGCAGAACAGGAGCTGCAAAATACACCTTTAATCTGATTGGTTTAGCATATGGTAAGCAGGTAGATGAAGGTAGACCACCAACAGATACATTTGGTTCTGTAGGCTTAAAAAACATCTTGATAGGGTGGGTCATGCGAAACAGAGCAAGGCTTAAAGGTAGAAAAGGACAGCTTGCTACATTCAAGGATTATGAAGTAAAAGGTATTGCTTACATCATTAGCCAAAAAATACACAAGAGAGGTTATATTGGTGTGAACTTTTTGAGTGATGCAATTAGAACTACAGAGAAGCATATAGATAATAAAATAGACAAATCACTAACAAAAGATATAGACTTAATATTCAGAAGAAATGGCTTTAACTAGTACCAAAGTAATTAATACAAGAAGTCCTTACTTCATAAAGGTGACAACATCCTATGGAGCTAGACTAAAATTATATGTAGCTACAGGAAACTCATCAACACTTAGTAGTAATTTAAAGTACACCATAGAGAAAGATTCTGATTTAGGGTATGTTGTTTTTGATATTAGTGAGCTAATAAGAGATTATTACAACACTGTTTGGAATAGCACATCAAATGATTCTTTATGGGTTAGAACAGGGATAGCTACAAAGTCTACAGAGGGTGGTGCTTATGGTTCAGATTCAGATACAGATTATATTGCTGTAGATGGATATGGCAACTTTAGTGAAGGAATAAATCCTAGAACAGATACGATCCAGTCTCCTCTACAAACTAACACAACTCATTACTATGTGGAAGGAGAAGACATTAAGATTCCTGTAATGAATCACTACACAACATTATCAGCAGAGTTTACTTCATATCAATCTGCATACCACAGCTCAGCAGATTGGGAGATACTAGATGATTATTGGGATACAATTACAGATGGAGTTAGTGGAAACTTAGGTATAGACCTATCTTTTACCTCATCAAATGATGCAGATACTAAGATAAAATATATAGGGATATCTACTACTGATTTATTCTTTGACGAGGAAACTCTAACAGTTACTTATGGAGTAGCGACAAAAGTCCTTACTCTGAAAAAGACTAGGTGTTCTAAATACACTCCTATTAAACTTGTGTTCTATAATAGACATGGAGCTTTACAGGAATTATGGTTTATCAATAAAAGTGTAAAATCATTCAGTACTACTGCTGAGGACTATAGCAAAAGCATTGTAGACTATAGCACGCTTACTTATGATACTTATGGTCACCAAAAACAGAAGTATATGGTGAATGGATCAGAAAGCATGATTATTAACACTGATTTCATTGACGAGGGACATAATGCTGTGTTTGAAGAATTAATGCTGTCAGAATATGTTTGGCTAGATGAGAATGGTACAGTGCTTCCTGTTAATATTACTACTGATTCTCTAGAAAAGAAAACATCTGTGAATGATGGATTGATTCAGTATTCTATAGAAGTAGAGTTTGCATTTGACAAGATAAATGAAGTTCGCTAGTGAGAGAGATTCAATTATACATAGATGGTACTAAGGCTGATTTATTCAAAGGGGATAATATCACCATAAATGAAAACTTAAAAAACCTAAAGGATTTGAGTAAGGTTTTTACAGCTTTCACTTATCAGTTTACATTACCTGCTTCTAGAACCAACAACAAGATATTTAAGCATTATTACAACTACAATATCACAGATGGCTTTGATGCTAGGATAAGAGTTGATGCTAACATAGAGATAAGCAACTTACCTTATAAAAAAGGAAGAATCGCACTAAATTCAGTAGAGCTAAAGAACAATAAACCACATTCATACAAGGTTACTTTCTTTGGTAAAACAGTTGTGCTTAAAGACTTAATAGGGGATGACTACCTGCACGAATTATCAGACCTGGATCTTGACCTAGAGTATGACCAAACAAGGCTCTTAGGCATGCTTACACAAGACCCATCTATCCAAACAGGTGACTACGCAGGATTCACTATTCCATTAATAACTCCTGAGCAAAGAATTTTCTACGACACAAACCAAACAGTAGAGAATTCTGGAAACATATATCATGATTCTACAACTAAGCAAGGTGTTAAATTACTGCAATTAAAATATGCAGTCAGTTTATCTAAACTTATAACTGCAATAGAGAATGAATACACAGGTGTAGAGTTCGCTTCAGACAGCTTTTTTAAGGATTCTAATGAAGATGTCCAAAAATTGTATATGTGGTGTCACAGGAACGCTAAAGGCACTAAACTAGTATCAGGAGGTGGTTACTCTGTTGAAATGGATACTGCAACCTCAACCAATACTTTAGGAATACCTTCCAGAGGTTCTTTATCCAATGGAGATGTTTCAGTAGCTCAAACAGCTACATTCACTCCTATTATAAATATTGCATCAGGTTCTAGAGGTAAGATAGTTGATGTTCTTGTCAAAAAGAACAATGTAGTTGTTACAGAATACAAAGGCATCTCAAATAACTTAAATACTCTTGAAGCTATTAGTGCTGTTTCTTCTGATGTCTTGAGTATAGAAATAAATACTTATGAAGAAGACATAACGTTTAGTCAATTAGGCTTTAGTACTACTTACACAGATGGTCAAGGTGTAGCTACAGATACTTTCTCTGTTTTTAACTCTACTTATAACGCTTCATTCTTCTTTAACCCTAAAGATAATCTTCCTAAGATGAAGGTTATTGAGTTCTTATCAGGATTATTTAGAATGTTTAATTTGGTTGCTTATGTACAAGACGATGGTAAAATACAAGTTACTCCATTACAAGAGTACTACTCTTCTGATGTCATTGACATTAATAAGTATGTTGATTCAGATTCACATGAAGTTGCAGTAGCTCTTCCATTTAAGGAGATAGACTTTGAGTATAATGGATCAGAAACGATATTAGCTAAACAACACTTTGAAGAGGTTAGTACTAATAAATTCAGATGGGGTGAAGTAGAATATAAAGCTGCTGATGGAGTAAACATAGATGGAGATATATTTAAGCTAGAACTACCATTCAGTCACATGAAGTTTGAGCGACTAATTGATGCTTATGACTTCTCAAATGTTACAGGCATAACTTGGGGTTATTCAGTAGACAGAGAAGAGAAACCTATAAAAGAAAAACCATTACTATTCTTTGTAGAAAATGTGACAGCAGGTTTTATTATTTCTTATATAGACAGAACAGGTCACACAGGCTATAATGGTAATATTAATATACCACTAAACTCACAAACAAAAACCTCTACTAAGAATATACATTTCAATGCAGAGTTTAATGAGTTCAGTGAATATGATGCTGATCCTGCTACAGACACTCCTGCAGGTGTAGATACTCTATTCAAGAGATTCTACCAGAGCTACATAGAAAACATATTTGACAAGAAGAGTAGATTAATCAAGCTAGAGCTGGTTCTGCCACTAACACAACTTACACAAATTAAGTTATATCATAAGATACTATACAAAGACAAGTATTTCAGAATAAATTCTATGAAGGCAAGTTTAAGAGATGGTAAAACAACATTAGAATTAATTAATAGTTATGATTGAGTTTATTCTTGAGATGTTAAAACAAGGCGATTACTATGGCATCAGTGAGAACATAGATATCGCAAAAGGAAAATATAAATCACCAACCAACCTAAAAGAAGTAACAAAAACAGTTAAGAGATGGCGAAACCAAGAATAAAAGTAGCGCAAGCTGTTCCTAAGAATATATTAATCAGCGTATCTGTTGATGATAATGGAATCGTACAACTCGAAAGAGCAGTAGATGGTGCTAAAGTAAAGATAGGCGATTTTGAAACTGAATTAGCTAAATTAGATAAAGCTCAACGTCAGCTCAATCAAAAATTTGGTATTACTGCTCAAAGGATAGAGGATTATGCAAGAAATCTAGTCAAATTAGCTAAAACAAGTGCTGTCTCCAGAGACCAACATGATTTAACTATTAAGAAGTTAGCTGTTCTTGATAAGCAATATGAAGAGCTTACAGGCTCTTCTTTAGGATTTGTTAGAGCTTTAGGTCAACAATCATCCAACACAGGTCTTGCAGGTGCTACATTAACTGAATTTGGTAGAACGATATCTGATGCTAACTATGGTATTAGAGGTGTTGCGAATAACCTTTCTCAATTATCTAGTTTATTTATCACTCTTGTAGCAAAACAGAAAGAGAGTATTAAAGGAATGGGTAAAGTTACAGCTGCATTTAGACAGCTAGGTACTCAGATGATGGGACCAATGGGTATTATTATCGCCTTCCAATTAATTATAACACTACTCGAAGCCTTTGCTCAAAAAACAACAGAAGCTAAAGAGGCTTTAGATGACTTTGATTTTGATAGAGCTTCACAGATAGCTAATCTAGAAAGAGTTATAGGTACTATTGATTCTAGTAGACAAAAAATAGATGATAGTATTATAAGGACAATAAAAGCTTATGGTATTTTAGAGGATGATATATTAGATTCTTACAAAGAACAAAGAATATCTGAAGAAGAACTTATAACACTGCTTAGGAACAAGTTAAAGCTAAAAGAACTTCAATCTGATTTAGACGAACAGGATAAAGAAGCTTTAGAGAATGTTAAGAAACTTCAAGAGGAGCAAGTAGAAGTAGAAAAGCAGTTAGGCAAAGTAGCAGCTCTTAATCAAGATGAATACAGAAAACAAGTCATTGAGAGAGGTCTTGATATTGAACTTTATAGAGCTGTTAATTCAGCTACCATACAAGAAGAAGCAGACTTAAGAAGTAAGATTGAAAAAATAGATGGTCAAATAAATAATCTTGTTGATGCTAGAAATCCTAAACTAACAAGAATAGTTCAATTAAATAGAGAGATTCAAGATATTGAAGAAAAGAGCAGGGACACAAACAAAAAAGCATTAAAAGACCAAGAAGACCTTGAGAAGAAAAGATTAGCATTCCTACTAAAACTACAGGAAAGAATAAACAAGTCAGAAGATGAAACTGAAGACCAAAGGCTAGAAAGAGAGAAAGAGAATCAATTAAAGACTTTTGATGAGTTGTTTAGGGGTGAAAAAGACTATCAAGAGAAAAGAATGGCTTTGATCCAGGCTTATGATGTAATGATAAATAAGGCTAAAGCAGAACGTCATGCGAAGCATTTAGCTGAGGTTTTAAAGAAGGAAGAGAAAGCAGAGGAAGAAAGAATCAAACTCATAAAATCAAGCACTAAGAAAGCCTTAAAAGCAGGAAGAGATGAGCTTAAAGAACAAGAAAGATTAGAGCTAGAGAATCTAAAACAACTCACATCTAATGTTGCTCAAATAATGACTCAATTCACTAGTCTGCTAGATGAATTTGATTCAATGGGACAATCTAGATTTCAAAGACAGGTTGCTTTAATCAATAGAGAAAGAGATGAGATTAATGCAAGTACATCAATGACTGAAGAGGAAAAGAAATCAAGTCTTGATAGGTTAGATGCAAAAGAAAATGAGTTACAGGTTAAGCGAATCAAAGCAGAAAGAGATTTGTTTACAGTCAAAAAGATAATAGGTCTTGCTGAGTTTGTGAATACTCAAATGATGGAAGCTAACATGTTTGCTGTCAAACAGAAGTTTAAGATACAAGACCATATACTTACTCAAAAACTAGCTGTACAGCAATTAGTTCTTATGGGTAAATTAAGTGCGCAACAAGGTGCATTATTAATGAGTCAGATGGGTGCTAACGCTGCTAAAGGTGTTGGTGACACCTTAGCATCTCAAGGTGGATTCTTGGCTCAACTTGGTCCTGCAGGGATTCCTCTTATGGCTCTAACAATAGCAACTACAATAGCTTCTATTATAGCAGCTAGAAAGAAAGCAAAGGCAGAGATAGCTTCTCTAACTAAAGCTAGTAGTAGTGCAGGTGGAAGTACTTCTTCTGCTCCTGCAGTAGCTCAATTGCCATCATTCAACATAGTAGGAGCTAGTCCTGTGAATCAATTAGCTTCTGCTATTGCTTCAAAGGAACAAGCACCATTAAAAGCACAGGTGGTATTGTCAGAAGTAAATTCTGCTCAAGAACTAGAGAGAAGTACAGTGAGTTCATCAGGTATTTAAAACAGATTCCACTTTTTCAGTTATGGTATTATGGATAATATCATAGAGCTTATTATAGACGAAGATTTAGAAGAAGCAGGAATCGAAGCTATTAGCGTAGTAGAAAATCCTGCCATAAAAGAGAACTTTGTTTTTCTATCTGAGCAAAAGAGAATAACTCTGACAGAAGTAGACAAGGAAAAGGGGATACTCATGGGTCCTGCTTTAATTCCTAATCAAAAGATATATCGACAAGGAGCTACTGAGGAAGAGGATTATTACATATTCTTTAGCGAAGAAACTGTTAGAAAAGCATCAGAACTATTCTTGAAAAAGAATAATCAGAAAAATTCAACTTACGAACATCAAGGTGAAATGCTTGAGGACATGACTGTCGTAGAATCCTGGATCATAGAAGATTCTAAAACAGATAAGTCTGCTTTATATGGTTATGATTTGTCTGAGGGAACTTGGATGATTACTGTTAAGACAGAAAACGAAGAGATAAAGCAAAAAGCTAGAAATGGCGATATAAAAGGATTTAGCATTGAAGGGTATTTCATAGATAAGAGCGAGAAGTTGTCATTAAAATCTGATGGCGAGTGCGAAGAATGCACAGAGGAGTGTGATGAGTGCTTTAGAGAGTTCTCTGCGCAAATCGAACTAGAAGAAGCTCTAGCTGCTCTAGAAGAGGTGGAAATGGAGTCTTATGGTGGCTACCCTGAAAGTGCTAGGAATAATGCCAAGTTGGGGATTAAACGAAATGAAGAACTTGGTAATAAGTGCGCAACACAAGTAGGTAAAGTTCGTGGACAACAATTGGCTAGAGGTGAGAAGTTCACTCTACCAACTTTGAAAAGAATCTATAGCTACCTCAGCAGAGCAGAGGCTTATTACGATCCAGGTAAACCTGAAGCATGTGGTACTATCTCTTATTTACTATGGGGTGGAAAGAGCATGAAGAATTGGGTAGAGTCTAAGCTAAAAGGTTTAGATGAATTAGCTCTGGATGTAAATCCATGCCAAGAAGGCTATGAGATGATAGGCTTTAAAAATAAGAATGGTAGAAAAGTACCTAACTGCGTACCTAAACAATGAGGAAGTTTTTAAGAAGATTTTACAGAGATTCAATCCCTTCCCCACAAAACAAAAGAAGGGGTTGTCTATGTAAAAACAATACATATCATGTAGACTGCTGTGATGGTGAATTTAGAAGTCAGGGAGTAGGAGCTACTCAAGCTTCTATAGTTACTGAACACATTCTTCTAGAAGATGGAGGTGTATTGTTGCATGAGAAAGGAGATAATTTAAGACAATAATGGCAGACAAGAAAATAAGCGAACTTAATTCAGCATCAGCCTTAATAGGCACAGAAGAAATAGCTGTAGTACAATCTAGCACAACTAGAAAGGCTACAATAAATGACATCTCTAATTATATCATTGCTAAAGAAGACACTGTGATGGATGGAGATATAGTTGATATGGAATCATCTAGTTATGAAAATGCTAGGATGGTTCATTTGATTTGGTCAGGCGCAAATGGTACAGCGACATATACATTACCAAGCGCATCCACTAACACTAATAGAGTCATAAGATTTATATCAGATGGAACTTTTAACACCAACACAAGAGTGGATTTAACTCCTGCTAGTGGAGATACTTTAGATGGCTCTACAAGTGCTTATGAGGTTAATAAAGCCTATGAAGGTATAGCTATTTGGTCAGATGGATCTGAATGGTTTGTGATTCAGAAAAAGGCTTAAAATGCAACAAAAATACATTAATCAGTAATATTTAAAATTTGTTTTATGAAAGCTACAGAAATCGTAGAAAAACTAAAGAACGTGCTTCTTTCCTCTGATGAGGTCAAGGATATAGAAGTTCAAGAAGAAGAGGTAAAAGTTGAAGCTTCATCTGAAGAGGTTGAAGAGTTAGCTGAAGAACCTGGATCACCTGAAGAAGTGATTGAAGAAGAAAAAGAAGAGTTAGGATACGCTACTAAAGAAGAGCTTGCAGAAGTTCGTGCTATGGTAGAGAAACTAATGTCTTATAAGGAAGAAGATATGTCAGTTCCAGAGGAGCTATCTTCTCAAGAGGTAGAAACTGAACCAATGACTCATAGTCCTGAGAATGTCTCAGAAAAGGTTCAAGCTCACCTTTATTCACAGCAAGCACCTCAAACGAGACTTGATAGAATTTTTAATCGATTAAATAACAACAATTAGTAAAAAATGGCTTTAACAGACACTGGCGTAAGTTACGCAGGAGAACACGCAGGTAAATATATCTCTGCTAGTTTATTAGAGGCAAACACTATCTCTGCAGGAGGTATTACAGTTATGCCTAACGTAAAATTTAAAAGTGTAATTGGTAGAATTGACACAAACTCTTTAGTAAAAGGAGCATCATGCGACTTTACTGCAGTAGGAGATGTGACATTGAAGGAAAGAATCCTTGAACCAAAGAGATTACAAGTAAATGCTCAACTTTGTAAGGATGAGTTTAAAAACAATTGGGAGGCGATGCAAATGGGCTTTAGCGCACATGAGTCAGCTCCAAAAACATTCACTGACTATCTAATTGGTTACATGGCTGATAAAGTAGCTGCTGCTACTGAAACTTCAATTTGGTCAGGTACTTCAGGAAATGACGATTATGATGGGTTCTCTACTAAATTAGCTAATGATGCAGATTTGCCTGCAGCTAACGAGGTGACAGGAACTACAGTTACTGCATCAAATGTAATTACTGAGCTTGGTAAAATTGTAGATGCAATTCCTTCTTCTCTTTATACTAAAGAAGACTTACATATCTATGTTTCTCAGAACATTGCTAGAGCATACATCAGACAATTAGGTGGATATGGTGCATCAGGATTAGGAGCGCAAGGTTTCAACAATCAAGGAACAATGTGGTACAATAATGGATCACTTTCTTTTGATGGTGTAAAAATCTTTGTTGCTAATGGATTAGCAGATGACACTGCAATTTCTACAACTAAATCAAACCTTTATTTTGGTACAGGATTGCTTTCAGACCATAATCTCGTTCAGGTTATTGATACTGCAGCTACTCTAGGAGACCAAAACGTAAGATTTGTAATGCGTTATACTGCAGGAGTTCAATATGGAGTGGTAGAAGATATCGTGACTTATGGTATCACTAACGCTGTTAATTAATAATAACTATTAAATAAGATAACTATGGCTTGTGATTTAACAAAAGGTAGAGTAGAACCCTGTAAGGATGTCGTAGGAGGTCTTAAAGCAGTATATTTTGTAGATTTTGGTGATTTAGGTAGTATTACTGAAGGTGGTACTAACGATGAAATCACTGATATGGCAGGTACTTTTACAGCTTTTAAGTATGACTTAAGAGGTAATAGTAGTTTTGAACAAAACATTAACGCTTCTAGAGAAAATGGTACAGTTTTCTTTGAGCAAGTATTAAACCTTACATTAAAGAAATTATCTGCTGCTGACCACAAAGAGATTAAGTTGTTATCATATGGTAGACCTCACATTGTTGTTGAGGATTACAATGGTAATGCATTCTTAATGGGTAAAGAACATGGTTCTGAAGTAACAGGAGGAACTGTGGTAACAGGAGCTGCTATGGGTGACTTATCAGGATATACACTAACATTTACAGCAATGGAAAAACTACCTGCTCAATTCTTAGATGGAGCGACAGATGGTGAACCATTTGCAGGAATGACTAGTGCGACTGACACTGTAACAGCAGGTTCTGATTTCTAAAATAATTTGTATATTAGCATCAAGTAATAATTTTTTCATATTATTTTTGGGTCGAAAAGGGGATAGCGAAAGCTGTCCCTTTTTTATTAAAACAAAATCACTTTTTTCAGTTATTATTATATGATACGACTTGAACCAACGACAGATAGTCAAGTGTTCAGGATAATACCTAGATATCTTATAACTGCGAGTGATTTAGTTATTGTCTTAACACAAGAAGGAACTAAAAGGACAGAGACGATTAGCAATGCCAGATCGATTGTCGATGATAGCTTCCTAAACGTTTATTGTGCCTTTACTTTACTCTCAGCAGACCAAATGTATACAATAGAGATAAAAAGAGGTTCTCAATTACTATACAGAGATAAAGTTTATTGTACTTCTAGTACATCTAATAGGCATACACTTAATACAAACAAGTACACACATGAAGGTACTGATACAGGTCAAAAATACACGCTGATATGAGCAGAAGGACTTATAATAAGAATAAACAACAAAACAACGCTCCTAAAAGTGCTTTAAGAGTCGTAAATCTTAGTGGATATGAGATTCCTAAGGTTATTGAAGAGAACAGAAAAGAATGGGTGTCTTATGGCGAGGATAATTGCTATTATGACGAGCTTATAGAGCGATATTTAGGTAGTCCTACAAATTCTAGATGTGTAAATGGAATTGTAGACATGGTTTATGGAAAAGGACTCAACGCTACAGACTCTGACGAGAAGCCTGAGATGTTTTTACAGCTCAAGAAGCTTTTACCAGAGAAAGAGGTAAAAAAGATGGTAAATGACCTTAAAATGCTTGGTCAAGCCTCTTTACAGATTGTTTGGGCGAAAGGAAAGAGAAAGATAGAGCGTATATTGCATTTTCCTACTGAAACATTAAGAGCAGAGAAGGCTATTGATGGCAGAGTCAAAGGATACTATTATCATCCACAATGGAAAGATATAAAACACAATGAAAAGCCAAAAAGAATACCTTCTTATGGTAATGGAAGCAAGAGTGAACTTATAGAAATCTATTGTGTTAAGCCTTATAGAGCTGGATTCTATTACTATAGTCCTGTAGACTATCAAGGATCTTTACAATACTGCTCTCTTGAAGAAGAAGTTAGTAATTATCATATCTCAAACATCCAAAATGGCTTACAGCCTAGTCTTTTGATTAATTTCAATAATGGAATTCCTAATGAAGAGACTCAACAGATGATTGAGAACAAGATTTATGATAAATTCAGTGGCAGTTCGAATAGTGGTCGATTCATATTAGCTTTTAATGAGGATGCAGAGACACAATCGACTATAGACCCAATACACCTACCTGATGCACATGCTCAATATGACTTTTTAGCTAAAGAAGCTAGAGAAAAAATAATGATTGGACATGGAGTTGTCTCTCCTATACTTTTAGGTATCAAAGACAATACAGGTTTTGGTAATAACGCAGAAGAGCTTAGAACAGCGAGTATATTGATGGACAATATCGTTATTAGACCATTCCAAAATATGCTCATAGATGCGTTTAAAGAGCTTTTATTAGTCAATGATATACTTTTAGACCTTTACTTCGTAACTCTTCAGCCTATCGAGTTTACAGAGCTAGATAACATAGCTACCAAGATAAAAAGAGAAGAAGAAACAGGTGAAAAGGTATCAGATGAAGAAGAACCAATAGAAACTGAGGAAGAATGAAAGCATTATTTATAACTATTACAGAGTTAAAGAGAAAATCAATCATTGATGGTAACCTGGACCCTGATAAAATCATTCAGTTCATTGAATTAGCTCAAGACACTAACATACAAATGCAGTTGGGTACTAAATTGTATGAAAGACTACAAAATGACATCATTAATGATACATTGAGTGGTAATTATCAGACTTTGGTGGATGAATACATAAAACCAATGTTGATTTGGTATACTCAAGCTTCATATATTCCTTTTGCAGCTTATACTATATCAAATGGAGGTGTTTACAAGCATAATTCAGAGAATTCTGTATCAGCAGAGATGTCAGAGATAAATATGTTGGTTAGACAGGCTACAGACAAGGCTGAGTTCTATACAAACAGATTTATTGACCATATGGCATTTAACAGCCATCTATATCCAGAGTTTATAACAAACCAAGATGATGGTATCTATCCACATAGAGATATAAACTTTACAGGATGGGTAATATAAGGACATACAAACCAAAAGACAAAAATATAAAGAAGCTATATGTCTTCTTGAAAAAAATAAAAGAGAAAAAAGATGGCAAAAACGTATAATTTTCCTAATCAGTATAATGGTGATTCTTTTGACATTATTACGTTTAATTTCTTTACAGATTCTGCTACAAATGGTAATGAGATAGACCTTACAGGTGCTACTCCTAGAATGCAGGTCAGAAAAGATGTCATTGGTGATTTAGTCAAAACATTCACTATAGGAGATGGCTTGGAGTGGGTGGATCAATCCACAGGTACTTTTAGAACTACTTCTTTTATTGTTGATTGGGGATGGGGAGAGTATGATTATGACCTACAAATTACTTATAGTAGTGGCAGAGTCAAAACATACTTAAAAGGAAAAATTAAAGTAAATCAAGAAATTACAATAGCTTAATGTCAGCAACATCGCTAAACATAATAGAACCTGGATCAGCTACAGAAATAAATGTTACAGAAGTAGGAAACGAAGTTACTACTAATGTTGTAACAGAAGATATTACTGTTGATGTGATACTTAGTGGAGGTATTGTACAAGTAAGTGGTGATAAGAATTTTGTTTTCACACAATCTTCAGCATCTGCTACTTGGACTATCAACCATACATTAAATAAATTCCCTTCTATAGAGGTAGTGGATTCAGCGAACGACATAGTAATAGGAAACGTAACATATAATTCAACAAGTCAAATAACAATAACATTTACAGCAGCCTTTTCAGGTAAAGCGTATTTAA